CCAACAATCGTGAACGCCAAGGGCGATTTGATTGTTGGTACGGCAGATGACACTGTTGCTAGACAAGGCGTTGGTGCTACTAACGGTCAAGTGCTGGTTGTTGATTCCACGACTGCGACTGGTTTGGACTACAGGTTGGTGAGGAACTATCGACCAGCGTCTGGAACCGTCATAAGACCAGCTTCAAACCAGGGCAATGCAACGCCAGCGCAATCACGAGTGACGTTTTTTCCAATCGAGATAGCAAGTTGTACCATAGACACAATGTGGTGCACGAACTGGACAACGGCCGCTGGCGCAACCATAAGGATGGGCATTTACAATTCTGATTCAAGCGGTTTCCCAGGGACTTTGTTGATTGACGCGGGCACGGTTGATGCATCAACGACCACGGGTTACAAAAGCATCGCTGTCAACGTAACATTGCCCACTGGAAGATTTTGGATTGCGGGCGTGTCGCAGGGCGGAACACCACAAGTCCAAATTCAAACAAACACATGGCATTACAGCATGGGCTTTCAGCGAACTTTCCCCACCACAGAGCCAGCCTATTTTAGCAGTTTGGTGGGATTCAACCCTCAGCCCTTATATCAAGACAATGTCACAGGCGCGTTGCCTGCCACTGCGTCTCCTGCCTACAGCAACTCCATAACCAGTGGTCACCTGATTGGATTGCAAATCGCATGAAACACATATCTTACGGTCTCGGTGGCTTTGACCCGACGAAACCCAACAACAACATCGTGCACGAAGAGGATGTCCCCGATCCGAAGCCGCAACCCTTGGATGGCGTTGGTGTACTGGCTACCCTGCTGGCAGTTGTCGGAAGCGTCACCGTCGAGGACGCGGCGAACGCGGTCGGACTTACACCACAAGACCTCATCCACGAAGCCCAGGCATGGGCAGCGGCACAGGATGGTGGTGGCTGAGCGAATAATTTAAATACTTTTTTAAGATGTATTAAATCTATTTATCTGCTATAATTGTTGATATGTCTATAGAACAACAATCAGTACAGATAACAATTCCAAAAGAAAAAATTCAGGAATGGAATATTTTCTTTGCCATACCATGCTATGATTCCCATGTAAAGAACCGTTCATGATGAGTTTTTTGCAATCTTGTTTGTATTTCAATCAAATTGGATTAAAATATTCTGTTTGTACACTTTCCGATTCTTTAATTAGTCGATCAAGAAATAATCTTACTGCAAAATTTATGAGTAGCCCAAATAGCACTCATATGATGTTTATTGACGTTGATCTTCAATTTGATAAAGAAGCCATACTAAAAATGCTTTGGCATGACAAAGATGTCATAACAGCTTCTTATCCTATTAAGGAAATTAATTGGGATAAGGTAAAAGAAGGGGCCCAAAAAGATATAGACTCTAAATTATTGATGGAATATAGTTGTAGATATGTTGCACATTTTACTAAGCCTGGTCAAACTGAGATCAAAGTAGATAACGGTGCAATTGAATGCTATGAGGCCGGAACTGGCTTTATGCTCGTAAAACGTCAAGTGTTTGAAAAAATGTTTAAAAAATACAAAAAGCTAAAATACAAAGACGATACCGGTGCACTTTCTGATGCAGAACAAGAAAATGCGTATGCGCTTTTTAATTCTTACATTGATGACGATGGTAGGTTTTTATCTGAAGATTATGGATTTTGTCGATACTGGCAGAAGGTAAACGGAAAAATTTGGGTTGACCCTAGCATAAATTTAAATCATTTTGGCAGAATTAAATACGCTGGTAAAATGATGGATTATTTTAACAGAATAACACAATGATTTTAACAGGACTTCATTACTATTGTTAATGATATAATTAAACTATCTTTTTAAGGAGTGTCATGGCTCGTCTCAGGTTTGAAACCGCACCACAAATAACTATTTTTGATGAATCAGTACAATTTAAAGCAGCGGCTAATGCTACTGCGTCATTGGCAGAATTTGTTAATGCATCGAATCAAACTGTAGCTTCAATTTCCAAGGAAGGAAACGTTCTAGTTTCTGGCGATCTTACGGTTACTGGTAACGTGGTAATCAATGGTAATACCACCACCTTAAACACTGAAACTTTAGTCGTTGAGGATAGTATCGTTAGGCTCAACGGTAACTCAGCTGGAGCTTCAGCAAACGTTAATGCCGGTATTGAAGTTTACCGTGGAGCGGACACCCCGGTGTCGCTTCGCTGGAATGAGGGAAGTGATGTTTGGCAGGTGTCGGGTAACGATGGTAACTTTCTTGATGTTGCCACGACCAGCGGTGTCACTACGAGCATAGACACACACAATTCGGCAACCACCAACGTGCATGGTATTTCGGATACTTCTGCGCTTGTAACGTTAACGGGATCACAAACTCTCACAAATAAAACAATTAACGGCGCAACAATCGGAAGCCCAACTATAATAGGTGTATCGCCAGTTATTACATTGGGTGGTGACTTGACGGGTAGCGTTACTTTGACAGATCTTGGCAATGGAACGTTAACGGCAACGATTGCCGCCAATTCAGTTGCATTGGGCACCGATACAACTGGAAACTATATGGCAGATGTTTCGGCGGGAACTGGGATTAACGTTTCTCACACTCCTGGTGAAGGTTCCAGTGCATCGATATCCTTAAATGCGTCGATCAATGATTTGTCCGATGTGAATACTGGTGCAGTATCAGATGGACAATTTCTTAAGTATTTAAGCTCAAACAATCAGTGGGTTGGCGCGGCAATCCCAACTATCAACAATCTTGATGACGTTGGTGATGTAACGATAACCTCAGCAACAACGGGACAATTTCTAAAGTGGAATACCAACGCGTGGGTGAATGACGCAATTGACCTTGGTACAGATACAAACGGAAACTACATGTCTGATGTTTCGGCTGGAACTGGAGTAACAGTTTCCCATACTGCGGGCGAAGGTTCAACTGCGACGATTTCAATTGGTCAGTCTGTTGCCACGAGCGCCAATCCGACATTTGCGGGTGCAACACTCGACGCCGTTCAGGTCGGTATCACCGCCGCTGGCGAGATTGATACATCTTCTGGCAACCTGACGATTGACTCAGCTGGTGGAACCGTCACCGTCGACGACAACCTGGTTGTATCTGGCAACCTAACCGTTAGCGGAACCACGACGACAATCAATACCGCAACACTAAGCGTTGCCGACAATGTTGTCACGTTGAACAGCGACTTCACTACGGGCTCTCCGACAGAAAACGCTGGTATTGAAGTATTGCGTGGAAATTCTAGCACCGTTGCTCTTCGTTGGAATGAGACAAGCGACAAGTGGGAAGCCACCACTGACGGAACTACCTACGGCAACGTCGTCACGACGGCAGATAGCGGAACCGTTTCAGCGGACATGATAGCAGATGTACTATTTTCTGCGCAGACAGCAAACTATACTTTGGCTTTGAGTGACAAAAACAAAGTTGTTGAAATGTCAAACGCTTCCGCAACCACCATTACAATTGCAGCCGATAACTCAGTAAACTTTCCGACTGGATCGCAGATTACCATACTACAAACCGGTGCCGGTCAAGTAACGATAGCTGGAGCATCAGGAGTGACGGTCAACGCAACTCCGGGACTAAAAGTACGCGCCCAGTATTCAGCTGTTGTTGCTTTGAAGAGAGCTGCAAATACATGGGTTGTAACAGGAGACTTAAGCGCATAATATATGGCACTTAATCGTAGACGTGACTCGGGTGGCAAAAAGCCGACAGCACCAACCATTGGTACGGCTACGGCTGGTAATGCGGAAGCTACGGTACCATTTACTGCTTCTACTTATACTGGTAAAGCTACGGTTACTTATCGTGCCACGTCTAGCCCTAGCGGGATAACTGCCACCGCAGCCAGTTCTCCCATTACGGTTACGGGCTTGACGAATCGGAACAGCCTACACGTTTACGGTCAGAGCAGAAACCTCTTATGGTGTTAATTCCGACGAATCTGCCGCCTCCAACTCTGTTACCCCGGTTGCCCCCCCGTTTTTCCCGTTCTTCCCGCCCTTCTTCCCACCATTCTTCCCACCCTTCTTCCCATTCTTCCCGCCGTTCTTCCCACCGTTCTTCCCACCCTTCTTCCCCTTCTTCCCGCCGTTCTTCCCACCGTTCTTCCCACCGTTCTTCCCGTTCTTCCCAAGCTTTGGCCCATTCTTCCCACCGTGGTTCCCCTTCTTCCCCTTCTTTCCACCGTTCTTCCCACCGTTCTTCCCAAGCTTTGGCCCATTCTTCCCATCCTTTGGCGATGGCTGCGCCGGTTGCGGTGGTGGCGGGTCAGGTTGCTCAGGCAGCAGCTGCTTTGGCTGATCAAGTGTGATATAATAGGAAGAGGACAAGATACAAGGAGTATAACTACATATGAGCGAAGAAGTTAGGTATAAATTTTTGTTCCTGGTAGATGGAGATGTTGCTATGCATCTTTTTATAAATCCACACGAACTTCAAGCCCAACAAACGCAATGTTTAAGAAACAGTCCTGAAATTGTAGAAGCTGAACCTAGCGAAGGCCAGGGGACGAAATTCAATTTTCTTAATGACGGAGTTGTAAATTATACATTGGAATTCCCAGAAGGGCCTGCTTACGAAAGATTTGTTGCATGTCTTCGCAGTAATCCTCAAATTACGGAAGTCGAATCTACAAGCCCAGTAAGATCTGGGTGGACATTTGATGGAGTTGACTTTCAGCCACCAGCATGAGCGCTTGGAAAAAATTTAAAGATGCTATGGCAGCTGAAGCTAAACCTTGGGATCTATTGTATCCAACTGAATACGCTGATAGTGCAGTCACAGAAGAAAGATATGCTACGTGTTTGCAGTGCCCAGAATTGACAGAACATACAAGACAGTGTAAGAAATGCGGATGTTTTATGCTACTTAAAACAAAATTAAAACACGCACACTGTCCATTAGGGAAGTGGTGATATGGAATATCTTGGCGATCCAAAATTAGGTATAGTAATTTATCGCAATAAATTACCTAGAGAATTAGAAATACCTCAAAGACTAGAGAAGCTGGCTAAAGTAAAAAACTTTCATCCATATTATGGTTGGAAAGAAGCATTAGTTGGTCATCAAGAAAAAATGCCTGAGTATAGAGATTGTTGGGATTTCAAAGTTGCAGAAGCCCTTGCCAATATGGCAAAAGGTACAGAATACGATGATCTACACAAAGTGTATAATGAGGTTGGATCAGAGATAAAGCAATGTGTTACTGAATATTGCGGTCCATATAATATAACCATGAAATATATGGAATCGATAAATTTTGTTAAATATGAAAAAAATCAACACTTTCATTATCATGCAGATCACGGATTTTCATATGTTTGTACCGTTTCATCTATCGCATACCTTAATGATGATTATGAGGGCGGAGAATTAAGTTTTCATACGCTTGATTTAAAGCATAAACCTAGTTCCGGAGACATTATTGTGTTTCCTTCTAACTTCATATATGCACATGCAGCTTTGCCTGTAACTGAAGGGGTGAAATATTCTGCTGTCACAATGTTTGATTACACTGATGATTTTCATAAACATCACGTTGCAAATTATCCAAAAACAAAATAAATATGGCATAATTGATTGATTATGAAATCATCTAGCGCAAACAATAAATCACAGCAAGATCAAAAAATAACTTTTGTATCTAATAGGGCTCATCTCAATAAAGAAAGCCCGTCCTGCCCTAAGCCAATTAAAAAACTACTTCCTTCATGGTATAAAGAAGCCAGTGTTTACATAAATGATCCAGCAACAAATCATCCATATGTAAATCCAGCTGATGGGGGAAAAATTCCAAACTGGAAAGCATGTGCGCCATTTTTTGATGCAATGTCCAGTGGCTATGCCTTAAGAACACCTTGCGATATTGAGTTCTATGAAGGCAGTGAGCGAATAAAGGCTAAGGCGCTGGATCTTAAATGTGCTGATTTTATTTCGGAAAGATCAGAAATGGCCGATTTTAATACTCCAATGGGTTACAGTAAAATGCATTTTGCTTGGTGGGTAGATTGGGGTGTTATTCTTTCTGAAGGTTACAGTGCCTTATATTGTCAGCCATTGAATAGATTTGAATTACCCTTTTTCAATACTAGTGGAATTGTAGATAACGATAAGGTAAATTTGTTTGGGCAAGTGCCCTTTTTTATGTTTAAGGGTTGGACTGGGGTAATATCAGCCGGAACTCCTTATCTTCAAATTATTCCATTTAGAAGAGAAGATTGGGAATCAGAAATAATAATTGAAAATCCAAGTAAAATATATGATAAAAATGTTAAAAATTCTTACAAATATCGAGTGCCCAATGGAGGAGTTTACAAAAATCAAGTTTGGGAAAAGAGATCATACAAATAATGAAAAATCAAAACACATACGCTACAGCCCAATATGAATATAACAACGAAGAATGGTGGTCTAAGGAAAGATTAGAAACTTCTTCATTTAGAATGCCGATCAAAACCTTAGAAAATAATATAACAATTTCTAATCCTGGATTAGGACTAAATATATATCATAATGTTTTTTCTAAAAGTGATGCAGATAGATATATAAAAATTCTTGAAGATAATTTAACTAATGGAAAAATGTATAGATGGGCAGAAGCTCAAGTAACAAACTCTGCAATTCCAATTAAAAAAGCTAGAGATTGTGTAGATTTTAAATTTAAGCCAGAAAATTTAGGCCTTCGTAACTCCTATAATTCAGAATTGCTAGACTTACATAAAGAAATATACGATAAATTAAAACTTTGCGTTGATGATTACGCAAGATATTGGGGAATTAATGTTGTATATTATGAGGCTTTTAATTTTGTAAAATACGAAGGTGAAGGTAAACACTTTAGAATTCATGCAGATCACGGTCCAGCATACAACTGTACTGTGTCTGCAGTTATTTATATTAACGATGACTATGATGGCGGTGAGATACAATTTCCAAGACTAAACAATCATATACATATACCTAAGGTTGGTGATATAGCGATTTTTCCTTCTAACTATATTTATGAGCACGCATCTCTTCCGATTAAAAGTGGAATCAAATATTCCGTAGTTGTAATGACAGACATCAATAAATTAGGTCATCATGTTTAATATTTCAGTTGAAAAACAAGTAGGATCAATTTTTGATATTAAATCGATGTCTGTAAAAAGAGAATGGATGGATCAAACGTCCGAAAGACATGCGTACAGATGCTTTCCCGTTACTCAAGCAAATGTTGTTGGGTTTAGTCTATCCTGTATTCAGGATATAGTATTTATCTGGGATGGGATCAATGATCAGTCAGCTGATCATGTAAAAATTTTTAAACCTACAAGCTCGTATAGTGGTAGGGGTCAATCATCAATAAGTTTTAATACGGGATTGGTTTTTAGAACCGATAATGATGTAAGCCTTTGGACGATTAATCCTGTTAATTATTTTAATGATGATTTTGAAACAATGTCCAATTTTATTAGCACATCTTTCTATGATCAACCACTTCCTCTAGCTATAAAAGCAAAAAAATCAAATGTCGAAGTAACTATAGAAAAAGGCACACCCATTGCTACTATCATCCCGATTTCTCTGACGAATTTGAACAATACGTCAATTACCATTATTGATTATTCTGATCCCAATAATGTAAGAGAAAGCGCAAGTGCAGATTACGGTGACGCGGCACAAGAACTGAATAAAAAAGGAAAATTTACCGATTGGTACAGAGACGCCGTTAATGAGAAAAATGAATCTTTGGGATCACACGAGGTAAAAGCATTGAAGCTTCATGTTATCGATAAAAGAAAGAAGATGTGATGATATGAACTTAGCGGAAAAAAGAGTGCTGGTAGTCAGGAAACCTTCAATGACTCCCTCTGGGTTTTTCGGGCATGCCGCAGAAAATATTGTGGAACTGGAAAATTTTATGACCAAAGAAGAAGTAGATTTTTTAGAAAGCTCAGCAAGACAGATAACTATTTGGGATGTTACCGAAAGTCATGTCAATGAAAATGGCACCGTCATCTATGATGCACCCTATTGGAAAGATAGGGTGGCTACTAGTCCCACATTAGATAAAAACAATCCTAAAATTGTTCCACTGCTTGATAAGCTTTTTCAAAGATTAAAGCCTATTGTTGAAGACTTTTTTAAGGTAGAAGTTAAACCAACTGGACAAACAATCGTAAAATGGAATCCAGGACAGTATCAATTGCCGCACGCAGACAAAGAGCTTCATTCAGGCCCGGATGCCGGCATGCCAAATGATTTTCCAAATTATGATATAGCAAGTTTGTTTTATATTAATGACGATTACGAGGGTGGAGAGTTGTATTTCCCAAATCAGAAAGTTCAAATTAAACCTAAAAAAGGAGCTGCGTATTTTTTCCCTGGAGATATGAATTATGTTCATGGTGTTACAGAAGTAAAGAATTCTGTTAGATTTACTTGTCCTTTTTTCTGGGAAATTTTAAAACACACTGGAAATATTAAGCCTAATACAAATGAGCAGTACTATAGAATTTTTCCAACCGATGAACAGATCGCTCAATGGGATCCTAGGAAAGGGATTATAGCATGATAACATTAGCAAACAAGAATAGGTTGACTAAAGATATAGTTTTGTATGAAAATTTTATTGACGTTGAAACATCCGGTAAATTAATTACCATATTAGACAAACACGTCGAAGCAGGGAAAATGACTTGGACGCCAATATCATTTTATGAATCTTATTCTTCGGTTCTTCCGCAGGATAATGACGACGTGGTGATTGAAGAGGGATTGGCGCCAACTATCTTTTCCGACATAAAACAGGGAATTATTAATGCTATTGCCAGCGTTCATGACTTGGATCCAAGCATTATCTGTCAGATCGGTTATCATACTCAAAAATGGGAACCCGGAGCTTATGCAAGA